ATATAAAGGAATCATTGAAAGTAGAGGAGATCAACGTAAATTAGAAGAAATATTTAAAGGAGAAATTCCTAATAATTTTAATTGGAGAGATTACAGTATAATACGTATTCCATACGAATTAATTCCGAAGGGCTTCATGGATGATAAACAAGTTAGTAGAGCCAAAGCAACTATTCATACCGGAATATATAATATGGAATATGCTGCATGTTTTGTTAGAGATAGTGAAGGATTTTTTAGACGTAGTCTGATTGAATCTTGTGTTACTTCTGACCGTAATCCTATTGTCATAAATAACAGAACCATTACCTTTGATGCGGCTACTCAAGGAAATTCTTCTTGTCAGTATATATATGGTATAGATCCTGCCTCGGAACAAGATAATTTTAGTATTATTATATTAGAAGTACATCCTGATCATAGAAGAGTAGTATATGGATGGACTACTAATCGTAGTAACTTTAAAGAAAGACTAAAAACTGGTTTAGTGCAAGAACATGACTTTTATGGTTTTTGTGCTCGTAAAATTCGTAATTTAATGAAAATATTTCCATGCACACGCATGGGTATTGATGCTCAGGGTGGTGGTGTTGCTATCGAAGAAGCATTGCACGACCCAAGTAAACTAGAAGAGGGAGAGCATCTTATTTGGCCAATTATTGATTATGATAAGGCTAAAGATACTGACAATCAACCAGGATTACATATTATTGAATTGGTGCAATTTGCTAAGGCAGATTGGACGAGTCAGGCCAATCATGGATTAAGAAAAGATCTAGAAGATAAAATATTATTATTTCCAAGATTTGATAATTTAACTCTCGGTTTAGCTTTAGAAAAAGAAGGCAAAGACATATTAGACAGTGATCTTAATCCTATATATGATAGCTTGAGTGAGTGCATATTAGAAATCGAAGAACTAAAAAATGAATTGGTAACTATAGTGATGACACAAACGAGTACTGGTTCTGGGGCTAGAGACAGATGGGATACTCCAGAAGTTAAGCTACAAAATGGTAAAAAAGGTAGACTTCGTAAAGACCGATATAGTTCATTAGTTATAGCGAATATGTTAGCTAGACAAATGAGTAGAAGCTTACAGCCCATAGAGTACGAAGTAGTTGGTGGCAATAGATTAAATATGGTCAAACAAGACGGAAATATGTACAAAGGACCAGAATGGTTTACTTCAGCGGCTAACGATGCTGATTATCTAGGGATTTATAAATAAAAAAGTGTATAATTGTATTGTAATGGCATTATAATTCTATTAATAAAATAATAAATATGGCTAAAAGATATCCTAAGAGCGAAGCTATACAAAACGCCAATGCTAGAGATGAGCAGGCATACGTCACATGGGGTGATGATTTAGCCAGTAAACAAGAAGCCCTAAAGTCTTCTTCGTCTTTAGATGAATTTACCGGAGTGGAGCGTTCTTCTGCTATGAGAAGATATGGTCTCGACTATTCTAATCTAGATAAAAATACATCTGGTCGCCCTGGTTTAACCAGATCCGATTATGATTTCTTTAGACCCGACGAAGCTGTTCCTCGTGAATTTAAACTTATTCTCAAGAAAGCAGAAGATATCTATCAGAGAGTTGGATTAGTTAAAAATGTAATTGATCTTATGGGAGACTTTGCTAGTCAAGGGATTAGACCAGTCCATAAAAACAAAAGAATAGAAAAATTTTATAGGACATGGTTTAAAAAAATTAGAGGTAAAGAAAGATCCGAAAGGTTTTTAAATAATATTTATAAAACAGGGAATGTTGTATTAAGTAGACAAACCGGAAAACTTAGTCTTAAAGCAACAGAAAAACTTTATAAAGCAGCTGCATCTCCAGATTTTCAGGTTCAGGATATTGATGATATCAAACTAGAAAGAAGAGAAATTCCTTGGAAATATACTTTTATTGATCCTGTATATGTAGACGTTGCTGCCGGAGCATTATCATCATTTGTTCAGAATAAAACATATGAATTAATTCTTCCTCCAACTTTACGTAAATTAGTTAATAACCCCAAGACAGAAGCCGAAAAAGGTGTTGTTGCTAATTTGCCACCAGCTATTTTAGAAGCGGCAAAAACTAAAAAACCATACCCTCTAGATCCAGATAAGACTCTTGTATTTCACTATAAAAAAGATGATTGGCAAACATGGGCATATCCCATGATATATGCGATTATGGATGATATTACTATTATAGAAAAACTTAAACTAGCAGATATGGCAGCTCTTGATGGTGCCATAAGTAATATTAGAATTTTTAAATTAGGAAACTTAGAACATAAAATTGCTCCCACAAAAGCAGCTACGGCTAAGTTGGCTCAAATTTTAGGTAATAATGTTGGTGGCGGAACAATGGATCTTGTGTGGGGGCCAGATATCGAACTAATAGAGAGTAACACTAATGTTCATCAATTTTTAGGCGAGGCAAAATACGTTCCACATCTTAATAGTATTTATGCTGGTCTTGGTATCCCTCCAACTTTGACAGGTACTTTTGGAGCAGCGGGAACAACCAATAATTTTATTAGTCTTAAAACTTTAACACAAAGACTTCAGTATGGCCGTGATATGCTGGTAGAGTTTTGGGAAAAAGAAATGATTCTCATACAAAAGGCGATGGGCTTTAGATATCCAGCTAAAATTGAATTTGATAGAATGGATCTTAGTAATGAAGACGCTGAAAAGGCATTGTTAATTCAACTAGCAGATAGAAATCTTATTAGTGATGAATTGTTACAAACTCGTTTTGGTTTTGATCCGGATATGGAAAAGAGTAGACTAAATAGAGAAATCAGAGAAAGAGATAGTGAAAGAATGGTAAGAAAAGCTGGTCCTTGGCACGATCCGTCACCAGAAAGTTCTTTACGCAAAATAGCTTTACAAACTGGTGTAGTTGCGCCAAGTGAAGTTGGCTTAGAATTAGAAAAGAAGAAAAACGGAGAGAAACCAGCATTGGAAATGAAGGCTCCATCTCAGCCTTCTTCAACGAAGTTGGCAAAGGATTCGAAAGAATCCTTGCCAAAAGAAGCTGGTGAAGGGCGACCAAAAAATACTAAAGATTCTGAGCCACGTAAAAGTAAAACATTTAAACCCCAAACCGGCGCTACGATGATGTTTTGGGCAAACGACGCTCAAGAAAAAATAAGTAAAATTGTCAATCCAATACTACTAGATTTTTATCAAAAGAAAAACCTTAGAAGTTTATCTAATGAAGAAAGTTTAGAGCTAGATAATATTAAAACGAAGATCCTATTCTCCACACCACCCTTTTCAGATATTAGTGAAGAAAAAGTCGCATCTCAAATCCACAACTTATCTGCACAACAAACACAAACTAATATTAATGCTTACCATAATTGGATCAATCAATTAAGATCAGCATTAAATAAAGAATTAACTGTTGAAGAACAAAAACAGGCTAAGGCGTCTTTCTATTCTATGGTGTATTCTAGTCTAGAATAAGAGGTAAATAATGCAAATATTTAATCAAGAAATTACTGATGGTCTAGAAGATAAGATAAAAGCTTCTGCTTCTTTTTCTTATGCTTCCATAGTTGAGCCATGTGCTATTAATGATAGTAAAATTAAACATGTTAAAAGCTTAGCTTCTTATGATGATTCTGATTTATATTATGTACAATCTATTTTAGTTAGTTCTTCATGGAATAAAAATGATGATATTTTTTCTCCAGCAGAAGTATGGGCTGCTAGAAATACCCCCGAAGATAAACCAACCAATCTAGAGCACGACGAGAGTTTAATTATAGGTCATATCACAGCTAATTGGCCTATTACCGAGGAAGGTATTTTGATAGATGAAAATACTCCTATAGAAAATTTACCAGAAAAATATCATATACTTACTGGTTCTGTAATTTACAAAGGATTTAGTAATCCTGATTTAAGAGAGAGAGCACAAAAACTAATTGCTGAAATAGAAGATGGTACTAAGTTTGTTAGTATGGAGTGCTTTTTTAATGGTTTTGACTACGGACTTATTGATGAGTCAACCGGAGACTTTAAAGTTTTAGCAAGAAATGATAATACTGCTTATCTTACAAAATATCTCAGATCATATGGTGGAACCGGAAAACACGAAAAGTATAAGATAGGTCGTGTATTAAGAAATATAACATTTTCTGGCAAGGGCTTTGTTGATAAGCCAGCAAATCCAGATAGTATTATTTTTACTAAAGAAACTTTTAATAAATTATTAAACGAAAAAAAAGACGATTTATCAAAAGCAGGTGTATCTAACAATACGTTAACCCCTAACGCGGAGAATAATATTATGAGTTTAGATCTCGAATCATTTATGAAAGAAGTAGCAGAAATCAAATCTAAGATCGAAGCTATGAACTGTGCAGAAACAGTTAAGGAAGCTTTTGCCTCCGCTGCTGCTCTCAAAGACAAAACAGTAGAACTAGAAAATGTTATTAAGGCTCATGAAGTCACAATAACAGAAACCAAGGCTGCTCTTGATGCTGTAGTTCTTGAAAAAGAAGAAGCTGCTAAGAAAGCTGATGAGGATATGGCTAAGAAGGAAGAAGAGATGAAGAAAGCCAAATCTGAATTAGAAGCAGCTAATGAAGTTATTGCTGCTTACAAGAGCAAAGAAGAAGAGATGGCCAAGAAAGAAAAGAAAATGAAAAGAATGGCATCTCTAGTTGAGGCTGGTATCGATTCTGAAACAGCTTCAGCCACAGTAGATAAATTTGAATCTCTTAACGACGAAGCTTTCGAAGCTATGACAAGTCTTTTTGCTGGCAAAATGCCTCCTTGGCTCAATAAAGACAAGAAGGATGAAGAAGAAAAGGGTCCAGAAAAGAAAAAGGCTTCTGAAGATGTTGTTGACGCTAGTACTCTAGAAGACGTAGAGACAGAAGAAAGTGTCAACCTAAGTGTCGGTGACGAGACAGCCTCACAAG